TGTGCATCATATGCTTGTACGTCACTGCCAATGGCTACACCTAGATTTGTACGTGCCGCAGAAGCAGTGCTTGCTCCTGTACCACCTGCAGCCACAGGCAAGTCACCTGAAGATGTAACACCTGACAGGTCAATGGTAGGTGTAGTCAGTGTTTTGTTAGTTAGTGTTTGTGTTGCTGTTGTACCTACAATCTCCTGATTACCACCAGCAGGTAGAGTCAGTGTGTTTGTTACACCAGCAGAGTGAGGTTGTGGCTGTACAGTTTGTGCGTGAGCATTACTAGACTCACAGTAAAACTTTACCTGTGAGCGTGAGCCTGTGCCTGTACGAATATCAACAAGACCATCTGTAATAGTAACACCGCCAGATGAACCATTACCATCAATGTTAACTTTACCTGAACCATTAGGCAATATGTTAATATTACCACCAGATACGGACACGATATCCTGCCCATTAACATCTAAGTCTCCACCAAGCTGTGGAGATGTATCCGCAACTACATCTGTAATACCGCCAAGACCAGAAGATAGATTAGCAAGAGATACTTTTTTAAGCGCACTAGCACTAGCATCGTGAATTAGAACTGTATCATTGGTTGTGTCTAGTCCTGAAGTAATAGCAGTTTGACCACTAATTACATTAGCGTTGACCATCGCTGTTTCAACAGCACTGTTTGCAATAGTAACTGCACCAGCACTGCTAATAGTTACATCACCAGATACAGCAACAGGATTAAAGTTTGTGCCGTCTGCTACCATGATATGACCAGAGGTATTCGTACCCATAGTAATATCATCACCAGTTACAGTAAGGTCTCCTGTAACAGTTAGGTTATTGCCTATAGTTACATTGTTAGGCAACCCAATAGTAAGTGTTTGACCAGAAGCAGTTGTTTCAATTTCATTAGTTGTACCAGCAATAGTCAGAGACTGCGAGTCTAAGTCAATAGCACCTGTACCACTGTCACCTGCGATGTCTAAATCTTCTGCAGTAATCTGAGTATCTACATAATCTTTGACAGCAGCAGATGTTGGTATTGTTGTGTCATTATCATTTGAGCCAATGCCTTCTGATTCTATAATAATTGCAGAGGCTTTAAAATTGTCTACTTCAACATTAGACAGAGTATTATTATCAGCATCAATTGTTTTGTTAGTAAGTGTCTTTGTCGTTGCCGCAAGATATGTATCAAATGTATCTACTGTAGTCTGACGCATAGTTCCTGCGTCATTAGTTACAATACCATCTCCACCTGCTACAGCAGTTGTACCAGCAGTAGTACCACCATCCATTAAGTTTAATTCTGCTGCTGTAGATGTAATAGCTGTACCAGCATAATTGATAGAGTCTACATATGCAACACCATCAATATATAAGTCTTTCCATTCAGCAGATGTGCTACCAATATCACGAGTATCATCCGCATCAGGAATAAGGTCAGCACCTAATGTGCCTGACACAAGTACATTACCAGACAGCGTAACAGTGCCAGCAATACTTGCCGTACCAGCGAGATGTAAGTCTTTAAACTTTTTAGAAGACGAACCTAAGTCAATGTCATTATTTGTAGTAGGCTCAATAATACCATCTTTAACTACAAACTGTTCAGTTGAACTGCTAGATACATCTATACTAAATTCAATTTGATTGTTGCTATCATCTACAACAACTTTATTTAGTGGTGTAGCAACGCCAGGGTCGCCAATCAAACCAATGACTGGACCTTCTGCCGTTGTACCATCGTGTTTATGACCCGATGTATTTGCAAAAGCATTTACTAGCTGATTAAATTCATCGTTAAAGTCTGACGCTTGGATAATATCACCGTCAGCAAACGAGGACTGTCTAGTATAACTTGCCATATTCTATCTCCTTGCCGCCGCTTCAAACTCTAGCTGAAAACCTTTCAGTGAGTAGGGTGCTGACGTACCCCTATCATTAACACGTAATGCTACAGCAAATCCTGAACCCTCTATAGGCTGTCTTACTAATGGATTAGACTGACCACCATATGTGGCAACACCAAATACTGACGTACCATAGATAGCTACCGCAGTAGATGTATCAAAAGGATATGCCGCAGGTCTTGGTACATTTGGAGATTCGTAGTCATATCTGACAAACAAATCTGCATTAACAGCCGCTTCTGGTGCATAGTTTAGTATAACACGTTGAAACGATTTACGTAAACCCGCGTCTCCCATAGTCAAATCAGGTGAGCGATACTTACCTGTAATATTGTTTCCGTCAAAGTCTGAACCTCTTTCTTGACGGTATACATATCCATCAAATCCCCCATGAAGAATTATGCTCTCACCTTGAACCGTAACAAAATCGGTAGAGCTTGGAGATATACCACGTAAATCTGAGTATTCATATTCATTACCTTTACGTACCGCAATCAATCCTTTTGTATTTCCTCTAGTTACAGCAGAGTCTGCAAAAAACAATCTGTACTGTGTTTTATCAGGAACAACAACGCTATCAAACTCGTCAACATTTGTTAGACCTGTAAAGCGTTCTTGCACTTGCCGACTAACCGTACCCAACTCAACGTCACCAATTTTTTCTGTACCTGCAACTGTTCTCAGTCCGTCTGGACCTAAAAAAATTAAGTCGCCACCAAATTCTTGTATAGTAAAACCATTTAAGCAACCTATTTCTCTAGTCACTGGTTGCAAAATAAAATCTGCTGAAGAATTACCTACTAATTTAAATATACGTTCTTCACAAAATATATACAATGCTTCACGAAAAGGAAACAAACCTGTTACAGCACTATCTACTGCAATAGAACCTGCACCATTAGCGGCACTAAAATCAGAATCTGTGTAAGGTGCCGTAAAAACAATTTCTTCTGGGTTTGCACTATGCCCTGCAAAAAATAAAGTATTTTTGTATCCTGTTACAAACTTTGGGTTAGCAGGTGCGCCTGTTGCGTTGAGGTCAGTAAGAGTAGTGCCATCATATTTGGTCGCATGATTTGCGCCATCAGCCCACACGATAAAATCTGTGCCAGCCAGATTGTAACGGAAGTGTGTATATTTGCCAGCATTTGTTCTACCTGTGTCAATTTGTGACCAGCTACCTGTTGTTCCAGCTTCGTGTATTTTAGTTCCACGTGCCGCAATAACTTTATTATTAAAGTGTGCTGACATTAATACTTTTTCACTAGCACTAGCGTCTTGTGGCACAATATTACTGTTCCATTTTGCATAGCCAGAGATACGTCTGTAGCCACCCTGTACGTCAGGCTCAAAGTTTTCTAGTTCAAGAGCCATCCCAGGTCGCATAACAAAGGTAGATTGGTCTAGTACCAAACCGCCTTCACAAGCAAACACAAAAGGACTGAGGCCAGATTCATCTGCCATTTATACCACCTAAAACCCAGCTACATTAACGCCATACCTTTGGGAATACGGTATATATGTTGACCTCACGTAGTCTGTTCTATTCAAAAGAATTGATTGCATATGTTTAATGCCCTCTTCAAAACGAGCAAAGTTTATACCGTATTGTTGTGACTCTCCACGGTATTGATAACCATATGCTGTTGCACCGTCTACTATAGTTTGCCTAAATTGTTCTGGTATAGTCGGCACATCTGTAGCGGCACTTAATGCAGTTGGACGAGAGTAATACTCGTATTTCAATTCATATGCTTTATCTGGATACGGATACAATCCATAATTATTATCAGGTGTGCGAAAAACATATATAGGAACGCCGCCTACACCTGTAGTGCTTTCCTGTTCAATATATCTATCTACATATTCTTTATAATCAATAATTCGTAAAGTAACACCAGCTACACCAAGTGTATTATTTTTTGTAATTCTAAATGTTTCATAATCAACCGACTGTGTTCCAGTAGGGATTGTATAGCGTGTTTGGCTTGCAACCAAAGTTTCTGTTTGTGTAGCGTGTGTAAAAGGCCAGCCATATTCACGCGAGTTAATATAATTAATAGCATCGTTTACCGCATTCTTACACTGAATTTGAAATCCACGTGCAGACGCAAATGTTGCGGTAGTAAGTTCTACCTCATTCATTCTATTCAGTACATCATTGGAAAGTCCAAGATAATCGTATGCCATATTAAATCCTCAAAGGTTTGGAGGGCAACTTCTGTTGCCCCCCATGTTATTTAGGCTTGGTCACGAGAAACTTCAGCAGCTTCCATTTCACCAAGTGCGCTTACATCCATCAGAACGGCGTAAACACGGATTTCACCAGCAGTGAAAGATGCACCTGAACCTGTAAGAGTTAGGTCAAGTGTGTCATCTGAACCAATAACAAGGTCAGCAGAAACAGTCACGCTAGGTGCATATGCACCATCAGCAGCACCGTCAATGTCAAACGCTGTTACGTATTCATTGTCATCTGCACCTGTACCAAGAGCAGCAGTTGCATCAGTACCTGTATTCTGCGTTGCAGAAGAAGTTACCTGAAAACCTGCAGCAATAATCTTAGTGTTTGCAGGAACAGTAAGACACTGTACTACATCACCATTAGGATTAATGCTGTTAGCTGTCAAATCAACAACTTGCTCAACCATGTACGGGTTACGTCCACGCTGTGAGTTGCCCATAGCAGGAGCAAGAGTAGCAGTAATTGTAGCCATTTTCTATTCTCCTCTATTAGCGTACGTTGTAGATGGCGTTAACAAGAGCCTCTGGACGGAGAATCTTGCGACCATACAAATGCATTCCACGGACAATATCCGCGAAGCTATCGGGGTCACGATATGTTTCAGTTTTATTAATCTGCTCTGCAGTTGCAACAGCAGAAGAATGACCAGCAACAATCACACCGTAGTTGGTTGCGTTAGACGCAGCTTCAGTAGCTGGGCCTGAACCAATTGATGGCAGATTGTTTGAAACATGAATTGTAAACCCATGAATGGTTCCAGCCATTTGACCGTTTTGCAGACCATTACCACCACCGAAGTCGGCGTTGAATAGACGAGAATCTTCGTCTTTCAGCAGTTCTGCAAATACAGGGTCAACAACTAACCAACGACCTGTAGAGTCTACATTTTGTTGGTCAAGTTTACGCCCCATACGAGCAATGACAGAAAGTGGGTTTGCTTCACCAGCAGTTGTTGGTGCAGCAGAGTTACCACTACGAACGGTAAGGGCGATAGATTGACCACCTGTACCAGCGTTGAAGTCGCTACCATCCAGCTTCATGCTTGTAAGCAATTCGTCTGAACCAGCAGTGCTTACAGCCTTTGAACCGTTAACGGTTGTGTTTGCTGTATTTGCATTGCCATGAATAGCAGATTGCTTAAAGTCTGACAGGTAACCAAGAACGTCTTGGTCAAACTGGTCAGCAAGGCGGTAAG